CTAAAGCTGCTCAAGCCATCCCTGAACCTCTCGTGCTTCAGAAGCGCTCAGGTTCATAGCCATACGCCCGTTATCGCTTTTAAGCTCGGATACAAACAGCGTGGCACCGTCTTCGTTGTACCGCATTGCAATCACATGACGTGAATTGACCATGAACTGCGCACCACCAGTCGTCGTGACTAGCTGAAATTGATTCGCCATCAGATGCCTCTCCTACGCGATGCCTATTGGCGCTTGATCAGGCTTTCAGATAGTCGCGTCCAGCTTCGCCAATACTTCCTGAGCTGTAGTCGCATCGACGTGGACGCTCTCATGTACCTGCCCAAGCAACGTAATCCCTCGTGAAAGCTGAATCACAGCCCCTTCAGACCAGTTATTGTGTTTGGGAACTACAGCGGCGATAACAGTCGTGTTGAGTACAACTTCGCGGTCTTTATAGTCGATCAGTTTGATGAAACGCATAACTCACTCCTTTGGTTTAGACGCTTGGTGTAATGGATTCAAATGCACCACTTCAGCCAGGTGCCCCGGGCTGAAATGAGCGTAGCGCATGGTCATGGTCAGCGAGGCATGCCCCAGGACGCGCTGTAGCGTCAGGATGTCCCCGCCGTTCATCATGTAGTGGCTTGCGAAGGTGTGGCGCAGCACGTGCGTCATTTGGCCCTCGGGCAGCTGTATGCCGGCAGCCAGCACGCCTTCGCTGAAGCGTTTGTAGCAGTCGCCGAACGGCAGTGCCGCCAGGATCTGCTCCTGTAGAACCTCGGTGATCGGTACTGCTCGGTTCTTCGACGACTTGGTCTTGGTGTACTGGATGCGGCCGTTGCGCACCTGGCGCGCTTGCAGGCCCTCTGCCTCGCCCCAGCGGGCGCCGGTGGCCAGGCAGACCCGAGCGACCACCCCGGCCTTGGCCGAGACGGCATCGAGCGCCTGCAGCAGCTTCGGAATCTCTTCGACGTCCAGGTACGCCATCTCGGTTTCGTCGTACTTCAGCGCCCGCACCTTGGCCAGGGGGTTCTCCCCTTCCCACTCGCCCAGGCGCTCGAGCTCGTTGAACACGGCACGCAGGTACGCCAGCTCATGGTTCAGGGTGCTGGGCTTGACTGCCTTGGCTTCCTCGCCCTTTTTGCGGCCGTTGCCGTAGGTTTCGCGCCCCCACTTGCCGGCCAGGCGATCGGCCCGGTACTGGGTAAAGTGGGCGGTGTTGAAGTCGCTGGCCCGGGGGTCACCCATCCGCTCGGCAATGGACTTCAGGGCTCGCAGCCGCTCCTCCCCGCTTTTCAGGCTGGTGCCGTGGGATTTGAACCAGGCATCGATCAGATCGGACAGGCGGCGATCGTCCCGCTTGGGTTTCTTCTCGAACTCACCCCTGGATCCGTCGCCCATGATGCGTCGCTCGGCATGCAACGCTTCGTTCTTCGACTGTAGCCGTCGGCGGATCCGCGGGCCATCCCGCCCTTGTGGCCGGCAATCGACCAGCCATTCCCCACTGGGGAGCTTCTTGATCGACATGATTCAGGGGCACACCTGCTCAGCCGCTGATACAGCGCTGCCGGTGATAAGCCACAGCGTGTACTTGGTGAAGCGCGAATGGGTGGTGATCTTCTGTAAAGAATCCATCCCGAGAGCAAAACGACTGGTTTCCAGCTTTTTCACTGTGTTGTGCGGGATGCCCACTAACTCAGAAAACTGAGCTTGGGTAACGCCCTCAGCTGCACGGATTGCCTTCAATCGATCCGCGTAGCTCATGCCTGCAACACCGGACTGATCTGCCCACATGCAGGTGCCGTTTCGTCAGTGACAAGCCACAGTGCGTACTTTTTGAAGCGTGGGTGCATCGTGATTTTGAGCAGCTCAGACGACGCCACCGTCTTACTGCGGCCGTACTCATAGCCCTTCCAGGTAGTCAGATAAATCCCTGTTATCTCGCAAATTTCCGACTGGGTTAGGCGCTCTGTCAGCCGCACCTCCTTGAGCTTTTGCCCGAGATCCATTACGTCCCCTTGACCGAAGTTATGTGTATGTGTACTTTGAGTATGCAAGTGTGTACTTGTAAGCGATATATCCACAAATATCAGTCAGCGAGATTATCAGAATGCAGATCGCCATCGACACGCCATACGTGACCATTTCCGAGTTCGTGGTTCGGTCTGGTCAGTCCAAAAGCGCCGTAGAGCGCGCAATCAAGACAGGGCAGTACCTGATCCGGCCAAAGGAGGAAGGGTCGAAGTCCGCGGTGTTGATCAACATGGTGCACATGACCATGGAAGCGGCCGCCCAGGCTGAGCGCGCAATGGGTCGGGCCAACGCTCAATGAACCAGATGGCCAACCGCATCAACTTCGATGACATCTACCGCCTGGACGTTGTGCAGGCGCTGGAGAACGACCGCGACCTGGACTTCACCAGCGTCAACGGTGCGTACCTGCAGAAAGGCGTCTGCCCCGGCTGTGGGCAGCGCCGCCTGTACATCAGCCGCGAGAAGCCGTACCAGCTGAAGTGCAACCGCGAGAACGAATGTCAGTTTGAGCAGAAGACCCGCGACCGCTACAGCTACCTGTTCGAGAACCTGAGCGAGCGCTTCCCGGTCACGCCGAGCAACCCCAACGCCACGGCCGACGCCTACCTGCAGCGCAACCGCGGGTTCGATATCAGCAAGCTGGCCGGCTGGTACACCCAGGCGCGCCGCAAGCTGAAGAACGGCAACTATGCCGACACCGTGCGTTTCGACCTATGCGACGGCTACTGGGAACGAATCATCGATGCCACGGCCGTAGCCGCCAACGATGGCGACAAGGCCGGCATCAAGTACGGCATGACCTATCGCAACAGCGGCTGGATGCCACCTGGCCAGACAATCGAGAAAGGCGATCGGGTGCATGTGGTCGAGGGCATCTTCCACGCCATCGCGCTGTACCTGGCAGGCTTCAAAGTGATCGCCTCGATCAGCGCGAACAACTTCCCTTGGGACATCGTGGAGGCCAATAAGGGCAAGCTGGTGACCTGGTGCCTGGCCCTGGACGACGACAAGGCCGGGCGCAAATTCATCCTCAAGTACCTGCGCATGCTGCGCGAAATGAAGGAGCTCGCCTGGACTGCGCTCGCTGGCGAGCGTGACTGGGACGACGTGTACCGCGATGGCGAACTGACCGCGGAGTTCATGGCAGAAGCCTGCTACCGCGGCCGGCTGTTCACCGCCAAGAGCCCCATGCACATGGCCTATCTGCTGTACCTCAAGCGCGAGCGCGGCTTCTACCTGCTCGAGCACGGCAGCCGCCTGTACTCAGCCCGCGTGGCCATGGGCGAGCTGAAGGAGGAGCTGAAGGACGACAAGGTGGAGGGCAACCAGACCACGTTCTCAAAGCACTGCACCATCAGCCAGGTGGCCAACTGCGTGCCGACGTTCGAGTACGTGGAGAAGGACGCCATCACCGGCGAGCAGCGCTACTTCTTTCGCTTCGAGTTCGCCAACGCCCGCCTTAACTGCAAAGAGCCGCTGGCCCCCAGCTCGATCACAGATCCGCGGGGCTTCGCCAAGGCCATGCTCGAGCGCACGCCGGGCGGCCAGTTCGACGGCGGTGAGAAGGTGCTGGCCATGCTCAAGGGCACCTGGTTCGACAACCCCAGCACCGTGCGTACCTTGCCCTTCGTGGGATACGACGAGGTGACGAAAACCTACTGCTACCCGGCCTTTGGCTTTCACAAAGGGCGGATGGTGGCCACCAACGAGCACGGCTTTCTGAACATTGGCGGTGAGGGGCTGAAGACCAGCACCCGTAACTTTCACATGGTAAAGGGCGACGAGTACGACCCCAGCTGGTTTGCCGACTTCCGTGCCGTGTTCAATCTCAACGGCCTGGCAACCCTGGCTTGGTGGACAGGCACCCTCTTTGCTCAGCAGATCCGCGCCCAGCAAGCGAGCTGGCCGTTCCTGGAACTGACCGGTACCGCCGGCGCCGGTAAGACCCTGCTGCTGCGCTTCCTGTGGAAGCTGTGCGGCCGCAACAACGAGGAAGGCATCAAGCCCAGCGGCAGCGGCGCCTCAGCGATCGGGCTGCTGCGCGCCCTGGCCGGCGTAAGCAATCTGCCGGTGGTGCTGCTGGAGTCCGACAAGGAAACCACCGACGCCCTCGGCCGCACCACCACCGTCCAGTACAACTGGGACGAGATCAAGCCGCTGTTCGACTACATGGCCAAGCTGCGTGTGACCGGTGTGAAAACCGCGGGCAGCGACGTCGACGCCCTGCTGTTCCGCGGTGGCGTGTGTATCTCGCAGAACACCAACGTTGACGGCTCCGAAGCGATCATCACTCGGATCGTGTACATGCACATGACCACCGACCACCACCGCCCCGAACTGAAGGCCTTGGCCGAGCGCATCAAAACCATGCCAGTGGAAAGCCTGGCGGGCTACCTGCGAGCAGTGCTGCTCCAGGAGAGCGCCTGGCTGGAACGCTACTTCGAAGCCTTCAACCACTACGAGCAGCGCTTCGCCGGCCTGGCCGGGGTGAAGCACAGCCGCATCGTGCTCTGTCACGCCCAGGTGATGGCCGCAGCCAAGGCCACCCAGGCGCTGTTCCCGGCCTGGTCTGATCGTGACCTGGAAGCGCTGGCCAAGCATCTGGAAGTTCGCGCCCTGGATCGTCAACAAAGCTGCAGCGCCGAGAACAAGACCGCGGCGCAGTTCTGGCAGATCTTCCACTTCCTGAACGAGGACGTGGTGACGATCACAGAAAACGGCGAGACCCGTGAAGAGATGCGCGAAACCCTCAACCACAGCGCAGACCGGGCCGAGATCGCGGTGAACATCGAGCACTTCCAGCAGCGCTGCCGTTTGGCTGGCCAAGAGGTGATTCCCGCAGCACTGCTCCGCCGATCGCTGCTCCAGAGCACAACGCACAAGTACATCGAGCAACGCAAAGTCCGGTCGAGGCTGGAGAAACGGCCGCTGCACTGCTGGGTGTTCAGCAAGCACGGGGTGGCCTGATGAATCAGTGGGCTTATCCCTGTGTGGCTGTATGCGTAGGGGGTAGAGGTCTTTTCTGCGTACTGCCGATGAAGGTTAGTAACTCTAGTAACAATCAAAAAATCTTTAAAGAAAATCAATCAATTCAGCTAGTTGCGGTGGCTAATCGGCTGCTCGGAGTTTGTAACAGCGTGGAACAGCTCAGAACAAATCCGTTACTCGCTGTTACTCGAATGTTACGAGCTTGGAGTTTGAGAGCAAGTCGCTGTAGGCCTAGTGCCCCGTGGCTTTCAGGGCGTCTGACTAAAACCGCGTTACTAGCTGTTACTAGTTGCTAGTAACAAGTCGGTTTGGCTGGAGCCCCCGGATTACGTGGCCTCCAGCGAGACGCCAAGAAAAAGTTACGAGGGTTACCAACGTTCCGGCGGGCCACACAGGTTTTATCTGAGCGGCTGCCGGAGTAACCGGAATCGGAGATATCAATGAACACCACCACTTTCCAAGCCCTTGCTGTGAGCCATGCAGCGCCTGCGCTCGAGGATCACTTCGCGTTCTACGCCGCCTGGGAGCGCGCTGCGCATCTGGTTGGCGTTGAGGCCTTCCCGCGGCTGGCCGAGCACCCGAGCAACTGGGCCAGCCTGCAGCTGGGCCCCATGCAGGCGGTGCTGAAAACCCTGCATGGCCTGGACGTGCCGCGACGTGCGTTGCTGCTGACCATGATCAATCTGGTGCGCCCCGACTGGGCGCGGTGGATCAACAGCGAGATCGGCCTGGACTACAGCCACCTGACCGCCAACCGGATGGGCACCGAGGTCTTTACCGCGCTGCTCGATCTGCTGGCTACCCATCCCGCCACCCACTGAAGGAACACACCATGACCAACAGCATGCAAACCGCCATGGCGCAGGCGATCGCCTACCAGCGGCAGCGCCCTGCCATTGAACAGGCGGGCACCTACGCACTTAACCGCCTGGTGCCATACGCGCTGATGAAGAACTGCCGCGGCGGGGTAATCGGCCGTTTCCTGCTGAGCCTGTACAACGGCGACGACTTTCCATTCGCCCTGACGGATCTGCGCTCTCTGGATCTCGACTTGTTCCAAGACTGTATGCACGTCCTGGTGATGGACTACGACCCGACGCTGGAGGTGCACGAACGGGTACAGGACGGCAGCCAGATCTGGCAGCGCATGATCGAGCTGTGGGCGCCGGAGGTCGCCGAGGCATGAACATTCTGTACACCGCCGACGGCTTGGATGGCTCGCTGCCGATTGCCTCGGAGTATCTGCTGTTCGCGACTGCTGAGGACATGGCCGAGCTGGTGACCATCACCCACTGGATGGCACGGCCGCATGAAATCCCGCCCGCGGTGACTGTGGTTCACCTGCGCAACGTTGACGGCGTGGACTTGGGGAAATTTGACGTGCGGCATCAGATGCACCGCGTTTACACAGCCACGGCGCAGAAAGCGGCGGGCTAAAAGAAGGGTGTCGAGGAGGTGCAACTCCCCGACACCTACCACCAGCAAGGAGCAGTACCCATGAAAGCAGCACACCCAACCAGCAGCGAAACGCAGGCTACCACAACGGCCAGCCATCTAAGGGCCACCGCCGCAGTCGGCGGCGCCCTGATCGGCTACTTGGTAGCGAAAACACCCCAGGCACGGCGGCACCTGTTCCGCCTGGCCGAGGACGCGAAGCGCACCGGCGATCTGACCGACTCCGACGCAGACCTGGTGCACCAAGTGCTGGCTAAGCCGCTGGCACGCAAAACCACCGCTACTCTTTACACCTTGAACTGAAGGAAAGAAGCATGAGCCGTATGGATTCCCGCACCGCTGATAAATTCGTTGTTCGCCTGCCGGACGGCCTGCGCGACAAGATCTTCGCCGTTGCGGGCGACAACCAGCGCAGCATGAACGGCGAGATCGTCTACCGCCTCGAGCAGTCGCTGCGCGATGACCAGGTGATCGCCACTCAGGCCGAGTTGATCAAGCTTCTGACTCGTCGCGTAGCCGAACTGGAGCCAGCAACCGCAGACGAGGTACCGGCATGATCATCACTGTGCGACCAAGCACCGGCGCATACCTGGCCCGGGCCAAGGGTCAGAACGTCACCGCCAGCAGTGCGGAGAGTGCCCAGCGGGCAGCCGAGCGCGTGGCCGAGAAGCTGGGCCTTAACCCTGAGCTGCTGATTTTGGAGGACTGCGACCAGGGCGTGGCAACCTATTCGGTACACGACCCTTCAGAGGAAAACGACTGAGCCGACTTCAGCGGCTAAAAGAAAGGGAGCTTCGGCTCCCTTTTTCTATTGCTTTGCTTATTGTCTTTCTATTGCCCTATCTATTGTCAACCTTATTGGGTTGACAAGTAATCAGCCCAGTCACTGGAAGCCCTTGGTACATAAGGACTAAAGTACAAAAGGACATTTGCGCAAAAGCGTATTTACGCAATTACCTAACTACGTAAATAGGTAACCAGGTGGACACCTGCCCACGCACCCAAATCCCCCCTGCGTTATTGCGTTAAAACGTTATTTAACGCAGCTGGAAACCCCTAAGTTCAACTTAGCGAATTAGCGAAATCGCTATAGCCCCCATGGCGACTGGCATTAGCGCTGATTTGTGTTGATCTAAAGTGTGTGCCCCTCGAAAACTTTCGATATATCGTCAAGCTGCACATTTGGAAATGAGGATTTGTTCACAATCCTCTTGACGATTTAAAAAGCCATTACTTAGACTGCGCCCCGCCAACAGGATAAACGGAGAGTCAGATGCACATTGGCGCGAGGGAACTACACGGGACACGCGATACACTCGAGCAAGTTAGAAATGCATTCGAGTTGATCGGTTTCATTGCGACAGCTGATCAAGTGCTGCCTGATCGAGCGAAAGCAGGCTTAATGGATTACTTGCAGATTAATATCACGCAGCTCGAGTCGATCGATGCCGATATCCAGCGTCATGCCGAGGCGGCGCCCAGCTGATCGAACAGCTGTCGCTGCTGTGCTCTGGGGAGGTCGCGCAGCCGGTCGAACAGCAACTGTTCGATCGTCCCAGCTGGGGGCCGGGTGGCGTGGGAATAGGTCAGGTTCATGACGAACTGATGGCCACACTGGGGCTCGAGGCACAGGCAATACAGCTTCGAGAACTCCAGGGAAAGCACCTGGCGCGACGCGATCCGTGCTTTACCGTTGCATGCCTTGCAGACAATCTTCATCGCCCCTCCCCAGGTGCCGTATCAGGCGCCTATTTTCACACACAAACGGGTGGCAGAGTGGCATCACAGCTGCCGCCTGTAGGATTTATGCAGCGACAGTCGGCGGCTCCCGCCAGCTGATATGTCGATCGCCCCGCAGCACTTCGTTGACGCCGTTGAATAGCAGGCAGATAGGCCTGATCTCGTTGGCCGTGTACACGCGGTCGATCTTCTCGATATCGCCGAAGCCGGCGCTGTTCTCCGGGATGATGCCGGCGAGGGCCGGGTTCATCCGCCAGGCCGCGATCACGTCGTTGCGGGTGATGTTCTTCACCTTTTCGAGTTCGTCCTTCGCCTGGAAGTCGCCCACCGGAATGATCTGTATGGCCTTCTCGCTACCGCCGGGAATGTTCACGAACATCGAACGGAAATTGCCCACGCCCTTGCTGGCCGAGATCTGGGCGCGCAGCTCGTTTTCGTCTTCCTCGGTCAGATCCGGATCGTTGGTGTAGAAGATATAACCGGCATGGGCGCCGTTGCTGTAGTAGCGCCGGCGGAACAGGGTCGCCGCCTCATTGAGCAGCAACGCCTGCAGGCCGCCCAGGTAGTCGGGTACGCCGTAGATGTTCTGCTCCACGTCATAGTCCTTCACGTGGATCACTTCGTGCTCCAGGAAGTCGATCGCCTTGCCGTCACGCTGCAGCATCTGGAAGCCGCCATCGACTTTCACCCGCATGTTGATGGCCTGCAGGTGCTCGAGGGCGAGCGCCTGGCCGAACACATTCTCCCGGATGTAGAAGTACGCCTCGCCAAATACCATGAAGTCGAGTGCGGCATTGCCCATGGTCTGCGCGCTGCAGCCTTCGGAGGGCAGGAACTCACGCAACAGCATGTTGCGCTTGAACTTGGGAATGGCGCCGTGGTGTGCGTTGGCGCGCAGCAGGCGGGCCAGGCCGATGCGCGACACCGGCGGCGTGTAAATCTGCCCGTTGTCGCTGGCGAACACGCCCAGGTACTGGCCGATGTTGTCGCTCAACACCGCTTCGGGTGCTCCGAACGTGAAGGCCCGCATGCGCTGTCGTTCTTGCGGTTGCTGCTTTGCTGGTGGTCGCTTGGCCATGGGTACCCTGCATTGCGTAGCGGCTACGGCGCCGCTTGTTGGTGTTGAGAGGTTCGTGGGCCAGGGCATGCATGATTGCCCAGGCGATATCGGCGTGACCGGTGGCGTCGGTGCGCGAGGCGCTGTAGGTGATCTGGCCGCTGTTGGTGGTGCCCCGCTTGATAGTCAGGAAGGCCGCGGCGATATCGTTCCAGCCGGCGTCCCACTCGATGCGGCTGCCCTGCACGGTGTCCTGGGCTTTGAGCACCAGGGCGTTTTTCGCCTCGAGGCTGTAGTGGATCGGCGTTGCCCGCGGGTAGAAGTCACGCACGATGTCGAACACGCCGTAGCCCACACCGGTGATGTCGATGCCGATGTGCTGGACGTTAAAGCGCTCGGTGAGCTTCTTGACCTGGGCCGCCTGGTGGGTGAACGACGTTCCCCGCCAGCTGTGCTTCTCCAGGATGCGGAACTTGCCGCCCGGCTCGAGCGGCGGGGCCACCACCACGCAGGTGGCGTCGTCACGCGTGCGGCTTGGGTCATAGCCCAGCCAGACGGGGCTGTTACCGAATGGGCGATCGTCGTCCGGGTCGTAGTCAGTCCACAGGGCGATATCGGAATAGCAGCGCTCCAGATCCGACAGGGTGAAGGCTGACTGGCTGCTGTCGATGAATTTGCACATGAACAGCTGCTCGAAGCGGTCGTCGTCGTACTCGTTGCGCAGCTGCTCGAGGTCGAACAGGTCGCAGCCGCCGGCGATCGCATCTTGGATGGTGATCACCTTGCGCCACTGGCCATCCGGACAGAGCGCGCCGGCGGTGTAAGCCGCCTCGGCCGGCCAGGCCTGCCCCGACTTTTTGCCGCGTTTGCTGTTGCGGTAGGTCTCGCCCGTCCAGAACGGGTAAGCCTGGTGAGTGACGGCGCTGGGCGTCGAGAAGTAGGTGATGCGCCACTTCTTGTGGGTGGCCATCGCGCTGGCCACCGTCTGCAGCTTCTGAAAGTCGCGGATCCAGAAATACTCATCGACGTACACGTGGCCGTGATAGCCCTGCGCGGTGCTGCTGTTCGTCGAGAGGAAGCGCAGCTCGGCGCCGTTGCTCAGGGTGATGGGGTTGCCGGTCAGCTCGATGCCGAACCAGGAGCTGGCGAAGCCGACGATGTAGCTACGGAAAATCTCGGACTGGGCCCGGCTGGCCGACAGGAATATCTGGTTGTCGCCGGTCAGCACCGCGTCCATGAAAGCTTCGGCGGCGAAGTAGTAGGTCAGGCCCACCTGGCGGGATTTGAGGATATTGCGGATCCGGCGGGTCAGCGGGTTCTGTTTCGCATCGAACAGCTGCTGCTGGTAGCCGTACATGGTCGACGTGAACTTCTCCAGGAAGTGCACCTCGGTCAGGCCGCTGATGTCGTTCTTGGGTTTCTTCTCTTTGCGCTTGCCGCCGCCTTCGCCGCGGTGGCCACGCTCCCGCCGTTCGCCCCGGGGCGAATCACGCCCCTCCCGCTGATCGTGCTCGTTCGCCGGCGGCGGCGTTGCGGCCGGCCGGCTGGCCTGCTTCAGCAGGCGCTCACGGATCCCGGTCAGGCGATCGAGTTCGTCCAGCTCGGCCTTGCCCAGGGCGTCGGGTTTCTCCAACAGCAGGGTGATGCGGCGGCTGACGGCGGTCAGCGGTTCTTCATCCGTCAGCATGTCGTCCCAGCCGCCGCGGGCGATCCAGTAGTAGACGATCCGGACGTTTGGCAGGCCGAGCTGTGCCTGGATTTCCTTCGGCTTGGTGCGGCGAAGAAACAGGCGTTTTGCGGCTTCTTTTACTTCGATGGCGTATGGCATGGGCCGCAGTCTATGCGGCGAAAACGCACCGAACGCGCAGATAAAATCCTCGTTATTCCTATTTTTAGATTTTAGGAGTAGGCCTAAACGGATTCGATTGTTGGGGCATTTCGCGGTGCCTATCGTGGCGGCATCTGATCACCGACGAGCCACTTTCAGCCCATGCCCCGCTCCCTTGTTTCGTACTGGAAACGTGTTGCCACCAGCGGCCCGACCGCCGATGGCCGCGAGATCACACCGCAGGAGCTGCGCGAGATCGCCGAGACCTATAAGCCGTCGCGTTATACGGCGGTGATCTGGGCCGAGCATGAGCGCTGCTGGGGTTCGCACGGCACCGTTTTCGCCGTGCGCCTGGTAGAGGATGACCCGGAGCTGGAAGAAGGCCAGGTTGCCCTCGAGGCGCAGCTGAAGCCCAACGACAAGCTGCTGCACCTCAACGACAGCGGCGAAAAGCTGTTCACCAGCATCGAGATCTATCCGAACTTCGCCAACACCGGCAAGGCATACCTCACCGGCCTGGCCGTCACCGACGAGCCGGCCAGCCTGGGCACCCAGGAGCTGTATTTCTCCCGCCGTACCGACAAGGCGACCTACTACGCAGCGTCCGTCGAGCTGGGTCAGTTGCGCGACGAAGAACCGGTCAGCACCGAAACCAATCGGCTGATCACCGCACTGACCACCTTTTTCAAGCGCTTCGCCGCCTTAGCGCCCACCGAAACCCCGCAAACCCCAACCGAGAGCACCCCACCAATGGATGAAGCCACCGCGAAAGCGTTGAAGGCCTTGCTCGAGCAGCTGTTGCTGGTCGCCGCCGGCATTCAGACCGTGATCGAGCCCGTCTCTGAAGAAGTCGACGAGAGCGAAAGCGAAGAACAGGTCGATGCCGTCGAAACCGCCGTCGCCGATATCGTCGAGCAGGTCGAAGCCGACCGCGAGTTCAGCCGCCGCAAGAAGGTTGGCAAGGGCGTGGAAGCACGTCTGGCAAACATCGAGAAGATGTTCAACCAAGCGCTGAACACCACTCAAGGCCGCCAGGTACCACGCACTCCAGGTGCTGCCGTTCCTGCCAAGAAGCGGGTGATCTGATATGAGCAGAGCACTTTCCGCACGTGCTGAACAGCAGTACTACGCCCTGCAGGAAGCAATCGCTGAGGCATATGGTGTATCCAGCGCAGCGCGCCAGTTCGCGGTCGAGGCGACCATTGCCCAGGAACTGAACGACAAAATCACCGAAAAATCGGATTTTCTCGGCCGTATCAACGTGGTGCCTGTCGACGAGATCAAGGGTGAGAAGGTCATCATCGGTCTGAACGGCCCGGCCTCGAGCCGTACCGACACTACGCAGAATGACCGCGTGCCACGCCACCTGCTGGATCTGGATAACCTCGGTTACGAGCTTTTCAGCACCGAAACCGACGTTGCCCTGCGCTTTGCAACCATCGACAGCTGGGCAAAGTTTTCGGACTTTGCCGAGCGCTACAGCGCGGCCGTGCAACGCCAGATCGCCCTGGATCGCATCATGGTGGGCTGGAACGGTACCCACGCGGCCGTGCAGACCAACCTGGCCAACAACCCGTTGCTGCAGGATGTAAACAAGGGCTGGATGCAGATCGCCCGCGAGCAGATCCCAGCGCAGGTGCTGACCACCGACAACGTGGCCAGCAAGATTTCTCTGGGTGCTGGCGGCGATTACGCCAACCTGGATGCCTTGGTGCATGACATCAAACAGATGATCGATCCGGTGTTCCGCGATGCCGGCGACCTGGTGGCCATCGTTGGTAGCGACCTGCTGGCCTACGACAAGGGCAAGTTGTACGCCGCTCAAGGCCAGACCCCTACCGAAAAAGAGCGCATCGAGGAGCAGCAGGTGATCGCCACCTACGGCGGCCTGCAGTCTTTCGTGGTGCCGTTCTTCCCGGCAACCGGCGTTGTGGTCACCAGTTGGGACAACCTGTCGCTCTACTACCAAAGCAGCAGTTGGCGTCGTCACTTGCTGGAGAACCCGAAACGCTCCCAGGTCGAGGATTACAACGCCCGTAACGAAGGCTATGTGATCGAGCAGTTGGGCAAGTTCGCCGCTATCGAGGCCAACCGCCTGGAGCTCGTGTAGTGAGCATCGCACTAGCCCACAAACGCCGTGTGCTCGCTGGTGGCTCCGTCACCAGTGATGCACCTGTGGCATACACCTCGGACTCTGCCCTGAGCAGCCCGGCCAACGCCCAGAAGCACCTCAAGCTGATGGAAGCATCGCTGGCCAGCGATCTGGAGCGAATCAGCCAGATCGACAGCCGCGAGCTGCGTCAGCAGTTGAAGCGCGACGAGCTGCTGCCCAAGTACCTGGAGTATGTGCAGCGCTACCGCGACAGCGGCCTGAACTACGCCAACCCGGTGCTGGTGTACGTCCTGGTGTGGCTGTTCGATACCGCGCAGTTCGAACAGGGCCTGGAGCTGGCCACCTTCGCCATGGAGCAGGGCCAGAAGCTGCCGGAGCGCTTCGATCGCAACATCCAGACCTTCGTGGCGGACGAGGTGATCGAGTGGGCCGAGGCCGAGTACAAGGCCAAGCGATCGCCGGAGCCCTACGTTTCCAACCTGCTGCCCCTGGTGGACGGCAAGTGGCAGCTGTTCGAGCGCATCCCGGCCCGCTACCACAAGGTGCTCGGCATCCTGGCCATGGACGAGAAGGAATGGGCCAAGGCCATTGCCCACTTTGAGCGCGCCACTGCGCTGTATGCCGAGATCGGCGTGAACACCCGCCTGGAGGGTGCCCGCAAGGCGCTGCGCAAGCAGCAGGCCGAAGGCGCCCCCGAGTAACCGTCTACCCACCCCCAGCGGGGCCTGTCGAGGTGTAACGGCTGCGTGCAGCCCGTTGCCACCGAAGGCAGTCACCCCGCCCTATTCGAGCGGCCAGCAATGAGCTTTTCCGGCAAACCCACCAACCTGGTGGAACAGGCGATCGAGAATGACGGCTTCTGGCCGGATCTCTCCGTTGCTGAGTTCCAGAAGGGTTACCGCCTGCCGGCGGAGTACCTGGTGGAATTGCTGGCCGATGGTTTGGCAATCGCTATGGGCGAGGTCAACAGCGACCTGGCCAAGCGCAAAAGCCAGTGGAAAGTCGCAGGCATCACCAACGTGGCCGCGGCCGATCCCATGGTGCTGCCCCAGCGCACCCACATGGCCGCGACCTACAAGCGCGCCGTTTACTGCCGTGCCAAGGCGTACCTGCTGCAGCAGTTCGCCACCGTGAACCGCCGCGCCGAGGCCGCCAACGTCGCCAAGGAAAGCCCGGAGACCCGCGAGCAGTTCCTGGCCTTTTCCCAGCAGGCGGTGCGTTCGATCCAGGGCCGCGGCCGCATCACGGCGGCGCTGCTATGAACAAGCTGCGCGCCCTGACCGCCTACCTGCTGCAGTGCCAGCTGGTGTCCGCCGAGCAGCTGGACAGCTGGGCCGAGCAGGTGACCCTGGATCTGGTCTGGAAGGACGACCTCCAGGGCTTGCATCTGGGCGACATGCGCTATCGCGCCGTGTTGGTGCTCGAGCGCTTCGCCGACCACCCGGGCCGGCTGATGGCCCTGGTCGGCAGCTGGCTGGAGAACCACGACGAAGGTCGCGCCGATCACGCGCTGCCGGCGCCGACGTTCGACATCGAGCAGCTGGACAACGACCTGGCCGACGTCGAGCTGTCCCTGGAGTTCGTCGAGCCTCAATACCTGGCCGAGCAGGCAGACGGCGAGATCGAAGCCTTCGGCAAGCGCTGGGCGTTCGTGCCGTTTGACCTGTGGGTCGCCGAGCACGGCGAGGTGGCCAGCCATGGCGCGTAACACCTTCGACTTTCGCATGGACGGCATGCTGGATGTGAATACCCAGCTGGCCCTTCTGGAGCTGACGCCCAAGCTGCGCCGGCGCCTGTTGAACACCGTCAGCAAGCGCGTGCGCTCGATCAGTAACCAGCGCGTGCGCAAGCAGACCAACCTGGACGGCTCGGCCTACGAACCGGCTAAAGCCAAGCGCAAAGGCCGCCGCAAGATGCTCAGCGGCCTGATCAAGAACAAGTACCTGAACGTCGTCCAGCTTTCGGACGAACAGGCGACCCTCGGCTGGAAAAACGGCCTGCAGGGCTGGATCGCCGACCAGCACCACCACGGCCGCACCGAGCGCATGACTGCCGCGATGGCCCGCAAGGCAAACCCGGTGAACGTAGACGCGCCGAGCACCGACGAGCAGGCAAAGCGCCTGCGCCGCCTGGGCTTCCGGATCCGCCTGCCCCGAGTGAACAAGCAAGGCAAGACCCGCTGGCAGCGCGCCTCGGTGAACTGGATCAAGGAGCACGTGCGCTTTGGCCAGGCTGGGCTGCTGATCCGTGCGCTGAAGGGCGACAAGCCAGGCCCGACCAGCTGGGACATCAAGCTGCCAAAGCGCGATTTCCTGGGCGCATCGCCCAGCGAGGTCTCGCACTTGGTGCAACTGGTGCTGCAGCAAATCCTTAACTCTCCCCGCTAACGAGGCACCCACATGGCACTCGGTAAAGTCAGCGTCAACAATCTCAACCTCGGCCAGGGTGCCGTGACCGAGATCGAGCGCTATTTCCTTTTCATCGGCCCGGCCCCGAAGGGCGTCGGCAAGCTGATCCCCCTGAACACGCAGAGCGACCTGGACGGCGAGCTGGGCGTGCCGGCCAGTGACCTGAAGACCCAGATCACAGCCGCTCGCCATAACGGCGGCGACCGCTGGGCCTGCCTGGCGGCGCCGATCGCAGACGACGTGACCTGGCAGGACGCGCTCGAGCACGCCCAGCAGCAAGGCTATTCGGTCGAGGCCGTGGTGATCACCGCGCCGGTGTCCGCCGGTGCCGAGCTGGTGGAAATGCACGGCGCCGCCGTCGCGCTGAACAACACCTACGGCCGCCGGACTTTCGTGATGGCTTGCACCCCCGGCATCGAGCAGGCGACCCAGGACTGGCCGGCCTACTTGGTAGCGCAGCGGGCCATCACCAAGGACATTGCCGCGCCCCGCGTGCTGGCAGTGCCGCAACTGCATGGCAACGATCTGGGTGTACTGGCTGGCCGCCTGGCCAACGCTGCCGTAAGCATCGCCGACAGCCCCATGCGTGTGGCCACCGGCGCCGTGGTGGGCTTGGGCGCCAAGCCGAAAGACAAAGACGGCGTGCCGCTGCCCGACGCCTACCTGGCCGAACTGGACAAGGCGCGCTTCTCGGTACCGCAGACCTATCCGGACTACCCGGGCGTGTTCTGGGGCGACGGCAACATGCTGGACGCCCCGGGCAGCGACTTCCAGGTAGTCGAGTACCTGCGCATCGCCGACAAGGCCGCCCGGCGCGTGCGTGTGCTGCTGATCCAGCGCGTTGCCGATCGCCGCCTGAACAACACCCCCAACAGCATGGCCGCCAACACCAGCGCCCTGATGGCCCCTTTGCGCGCCATGGCCAAGGCCGTGCTGTTCGCCGGCCAGCAGTTCCCGGGCGAGATCCAGACCCCGGTCGACGGCGACGTGCAGCTGGTGTGGATGAGCAAGACCAAGGTCGAGGCCTACCTGAAGCTGCGCCCGCACAACTGCCCTAAAGACCTGACCGCGAACATCGCGCTCGACCTTTCCAACGACGAATCGGAGTAAGCCCGCATGGCACGTATCAGCGGCAAGAACTTCGACGTGAACATTGGCGACCTGCTGGTTCACGTCGAGACCGCCACCCTGGACATCACCGATAACTCGGCCGTCGCCCAGGACAAGGGCGTACCCAATGGCCACGTCGACGGCGACGTGAGCGCATCCGGCGAGCTGGAGCTGGATACCAGCAACTTCACCCTGCTGATCGAGGCGGCACGCCGTGCTGGCAGCTTCCGCGCACTGGAGCCTTTCGACAGCGTGTTCTTCGCCAAGGCCGGGGACGAGGAGCTGCGCGTGGAGGCATTCGGGCTGAAGCTCAAGGTGTCCAGCCTGCTGAACATCGACAGCAAGGGCGGCGAGAAGAGCAAGCACAAGGTGCCGTTCGACGTTACCTCGCCGGACTTCGTGCGCATCAACGGCGTGCCGTACCTCGACGCAACCGAGATCGAGGGCCTGCGCTGATGACCTGCCCGTTCGACCGCGCCCAGGCCTTGGAGCAGCGTCAGCGTGACCAGGCCATCGCCGCGCAGCTAGCCCGGCCGCGCTCGACGGGCCCCAGCCTGACCCACTGCCAGGACTGCGATCGGGAGATCCCGCCGGCGCGCCAAGCGCTGGGCGGCATGACTCGCTGCGTTCCCTGCCAGACCACTTTCGAAAAAGGGGCTCATCGATGAGCACGAATCAGGCTGCGCAGGACACCGCACTTGCCATCGTTAAGGCATCGCCCGCACTGGGCGTTGCCGCTACCGGCGCGACCGGTGCTATCGACTGGTCGGCGGTGGCTTACGGGCTGACTGCGCTTTACATGGTGCTGCAGATCCTGCTGCTGATCCCGAAGTACCGCCAAATGCTGCGCGACTGGAAGCGTAAGCCATGAACCTGCGCGCGAAAGTTGCCACCAGCGCCGTGGCGCTGCTGATCGGCAGCGGCGCCCTGAACATGTTCAGCCCCCAGCTGCAGGCGTTCCTGGGCAGGTGGGAAGGCGAAGGCCAGAACGTGGTCTATGCCGATCGCCTGGCCGGTGGCCTGCCGACCGTATGCAAGGGCATCACCCGCCATACCAGCCCGCATCCGGTTGTGGTCGGCGACTTCTGGTCGGACGAGCGCTGCGCCGAGGTCGAGCGCCTGGTGGTCGAGCACGACCAGCTGCGCCTGGCGGACTGCCTGACCAACCCGGCGATCAGCCAGAACACTTTCGACGCCCTGAGCAGCCACGCCCATAACTTCGGCGTGCCCACCACCTGCGCAAGCCGGGCTGTGGGCCTGATCAACGCCGGCGATATCGCCGCCGGCTGCAAGGCGCTCGCCTGGGCCCCTGGCGGCAAACCGGTATGGGCCTACGTGAAGGACGCCCAGGGCAAGCCTGTTTTCGTGCGTGGCCTGCACCGCCGGCGCCTGGCCGAGGCTGACTGGTGCGCCCGATGACTGGATTTCCGCGCTACCTGGTCGCGTTCCTGGTGCTGGCTCTGCTGGCCGTGCTGTGGCGCCTCGACAACGTTTCGGCCGACCGCGACACGGCGGTGGCCACCGCCAAAACCCAGACCGCTGCAGTGGATTCGCTGCGCGAAACGCTGCGCCTCGGCCGCGAGCTGCTGACCGAGCTCGAGCAGCTCGACACCACCAACACCCAGGAACTGAACCATGCGCTCGATCAGAACAAGCAGCTGCGCGCTGATGTTGCTGCTGGCCGTCAGCGGCTGCGCCTCGCAGCCACCTGCGCCGCCCCCGCCACTGTGCATGCCGATCCCGGCGCCGCCGGCGTGGCTGATGCAAGAGCCGCCGAACTCACAGCAGACGCTCGACAGGATTATTTCACCCTCCGCGACCAGCTTGCCCTGACCCGGCAAATGCTGATCGGCCTGCAGGCGTACGTGCGCAACGTGCTCCCGCGGCAACCCAATCCACTTTGACCAAGGAACGCCCCATGACCGCCAGCCGCACCATCGATCTCGAGATCGGCGAAACCGAGTTCAGCTTCAACCTGACCGCCCAGGACGTGACCAAGTACTTCAACGCCATGACCCCGACCAACAAGGTCGCGCCGGCGCACAACCTGCTGACCGGCACCGTCAAGCAGGAGCAGAAAGCCGCCCTGAAGGAGTTGCTGGCCAACCCGCTGATGACGATGCAGATCGCCGGCGCGCTGCTCGAGGAGTACGGCCCGGACGTTGAAGTGACCGTAAAAAAGCGCTCGCCCACGCCGAACGATTGACCGAGGACGGCCTGGGCCAGCTGCTGGCCTTGGCCGGCCGCTGGATGCCCGGCATCGAGCCCACGGCCGAGGTGCTGGGCACCGCCAAATGGCTCGATGACGAGTACTGGCGGCGAATGGAAATAGCGATCTCCAACGGCATCGCGCACGCACTGAATGGCTAGTAAGGAAAGATTTTTGACGAGTAACAAGCTGTACCACGGCGATTGCCTGAAATTCCTGGCAGAGCTCCCGAGTGATTCCGTCGACGCGCTGATCACAGATCCGCCGTATTCGAGCGGCGGTCTACATATCGGCAGTCGCCAGCAATCGACAGCCAGCAAATACATGCAGGGCTCGCACAGCAAGCACGCTGACTTCGCCGGTGATCACAGGGATCAGCGGTCGCACCTGGCTTGGAGCGTGCTCTGGCTTTCTGAGGCCTACAGGGCACTCAAACCAGGCGCAGCCGTGTGCATCTTCAGCGACTGGCGACAGCTGCCCATCACAACCGATGCCCTGCAGGCCGCTGGCTTCACATGGCGCGGCGTAGCTGCCTGGGACAAGACCGAGGGCGTGCGCCCCCAGCTTGGCCGGTTCCGGGCACAAGCGGAGTTCATGATCTGGGGCAGCAAAGGCCGCATGCCGCTGGATCGGCAGGCCCCGGTGCTACCTGGCGTGATCCGTTCGCCGGTACGCAAGGCGGACAAGCACCACATGACCGGCAAGCCCACCGAGCTGATGCGCGAGGTGGTGAAGCTGTGCGAGCGCGGCGGCACGATCCTTGATCCGTTCGCCGGATCTGGTACCACGCTCATTGCTGCGCAGCTGGAGGGCTTCAACTGGCTCGGTAGTGAAATGCTCGAGCACAACATCCAGGTGATCAACCAGCGCCTGGCCACGCTTGAGCCGCAGGCGGCGTAGGAGCGGATATGGCCGATCGTAGCGCCCGCTTGAACTTCATCATGCGCCTGAATGAGCAGGTAACCGCGCCGCTCGCCAAGGTGCAGATGAAGTTTTCCGATCTCGCCGACCAAAGCGAGAAATACATCAAGCAGTCGGGCATTGGCCTGGCCGCGATGGTGGGCGCCGGCGTGGCCATCAGCAAAGCAATGGAGCCCGCCCTGGAGCAGAACCGCGCCTTGGGCGAGGTGCGCAGCCTGGGCGTTGCCGAGGATGCCCTGGACTCGTTGAATCGCAAGTCGCTGGCCTTTTCCGTCGCCTACGGCGCCAATGCCCGGGACTTCGTTGCCTCGGCCTACAGCATCGAGGGCGCGATCAAGGGGCTGACCGGCTCCCAGCTGGCGACCTTTACGAATGCCAGCAACGTGCTGGCCAAGGCCACCAAGGCCGACGCCGACACCATGGGCGCCTACGTCGGCACCATGTACAACCTGTTCAAGGGCCAGGCCGACGCCATGGGCAAAGGTGCCTGGGTCGAGAGCCTGGCCGGCCAGACGGCCATGGCCGTGCAGCTGTTCCGCACCAGTGGCGACCAGATCGGCGAGGCCTTCAAGGCCGCCGGCGGCCTGGCCAGCACCGCCGGTGTGAGCCTGGCCGAGCAGATGGCCGTGCTCGGCACGCTCGGTAGCACCATGGAAGGCGGCGAGGCCGGCGGACTGTACAAGGCCTTTTTCGAGAACATCACCGGCGCCTCGGAAAAGTTGGGCATGAGCTTTACCGACCAGCAGGGCCGGCTGCTGCCGATGCTCGGCATCCTGGAGAAGCTGAAGGGCCGCTTCGGCGATCTGTCGATCGAGGCCAACGGCAAGAAGCTGCGCGATGCCTTCGGCGGCGAGGCGGCGCGCCTGATCACCACCCTAATGGGCGACACCGGACGCCTGGCCAATGGCATCGACCAGTTGGGCCGGGTGCGCGGCCTCGAGCAGGCGCACAAGATGGCCAAGGCCATGGTCGACCCATGGCAGCAGTTCGGCGCCGCCGTGCAGGCGCTGCGCGTGTCGTTCGGCCAGGTGCTGATTCCCATCCTGGCCCCGCTGATGACCTGGTTGACGGACATCGCCGGCACCCTGATGCGCTGGACGCTCATGTTCCCGAACCTGGCCCGGGTTATCGGCATCCTGGCACTGGCGATCATGGGTGTGATTGCCCTGGTCTCGACCATGACTATGGTGGTTGGTCTGTCGAAGCTGGCCTGGCTGGGCCTGAACATCGTGGCCTGGCGCAGCATTGGCGCTTTCCTGCTGCATACGCTGTACATCGGCCTGTTCGTCAGTGGCCTGATCCTGATGGCCACATGGATGGGGATCGCGAAAACCGCCTCGCTGCTTTGGCAGGGCGCGCTGTGGCTGGTCAATGCCGCGCTGCTGGCCAACCCCATCGTATGGGTGGTGCTGGGCGTGGTCGCCCTGGGTGCTGCGCTGGTGGCCGCTGTCGTGTACTGGGACGAGATCGTCGCCGCCATTACCAACACCAAGGCCTTCAAGTGGATCTCCGACCAGCTGGCCGCGCTGGGTGCCTGGTTCGACAGCATGGGCGGCTGGGGAAACATGGCCCGGGCCGCCTGGGACGGCATCGTGGGGATCTTCCACAAGGCCATCAATGGCCTGATCGAGATGCTGAACAGCATCCCGGGCGTGAATATCGAGACCACCTTCGGTGACGTACCGGCACCGCCACAGCTACCGGGCATGGCCATGCCGCAACCAGGCCCTACCGCGGCCGAGGCCATGCAGTGGTCGGCGCCCATGCCGCTGATGCTTGCCCAGCCGGTACAGCCTCAGATCCCGGCGGTTGAAGCATCGATGGCGGCTCAAGAGGCCAGCGATAAGACCCAGCGTGCCCGCCAAGCGATCAGTGACAGCACCTCAACCCTGAGCCCTCAGCGGGCTACGGCCGTGCCACAGGGTGGGCTGCTGAAGTCGATCCAGAACAACCAGAACGTCAACCGCGGGACGCACGTCGAGAAAGTGGAAATCCACACCGGCAAGGCAATGAGCCCGCTCGAACTCGAGAACATGATCCAGATGGCTGCCGGATGACCCTTTATATCGACCTGTTGATCACCCGCAACGACCTGGATCTGGATCCGTCACGTCAGCCCGTGCTGGTCGACGGGCGCTCCAGCATCGCCCAGGACATCGCCCACATGATCCGCGAAAGCGGCTTGCTGGTGACGCTGGTGGCCGAGCGTGATCGCCTCCGCCAACGCGATTGCATCCAGCAGATGGAGCTGCTGGTGGAGGCCGACGAACGCCTGGTACCGGGTACCGCCCACATCCGCGAGCAGGCCGCCGGCATCTACCTGGTAACCGCTCGCACCGTTGAATTCGGCGACATCGAGGTGACCCTGTGACCGTTGATTTCAAGCAGGCGCTCAATGACGCCGGCATTCCCACCACCGAGGCTGCGCTGCGCCAGGCCTGGGAAAAAGAGGTAGCCGCCCAGGGCAGCGCGCTGAGCAACACCAGCGCCTACTCGCCGTTCTGGCGGATCGTCACCGCCCTGGTGACCAAGCCCGTGCTGTGGATCCTGGAGTTCGTCGCGGGCACAGTGCTGCCGAACTTCTTTGTGAAGACCGCTACCGGCACCTGGTTGGACATGCTGGCCTGGGCGGTGAACGTGGAGCGCAAGGGCGCCACCCGCGCCCAGGGCGTACTGCTGTTCACCCGGGTCAACGCCGGCGGCGCCCTCGAGGTGCCGGCCGGTACGGTGGTGCAGTCACCGGCTATCAACGGGCACGTTTACCAGCTGGTCACCACCGTGGCCGGGATCTTCAACGACGGCGTGATGCAGCTGGAGATCCCGACCGAGGCGATCGACACGGGCAGCGGCTACAACCTGGCCCCGGGGTATTACGCGATTCTGCCCGAGCCGGTACCGGGCATTGCCCAGGCGGTGAACGCTGACGCCTGGCTGACTGCACCAGGTGCAGACGCCGAGCCCGACGACGAGCTGCGCCTGCGCGTGCGCAATCAGTTCTCCGCGGTGAACCAGTGGCATACCGATGCGGTGTACCGCGCCATGATCTCGGCTTTCCCCGGTGTAAGCCCTGACGGCGTGTATTTCCAGCACGGCGCACCACGTGGCCCGGGCAGCGCGAACGCCTTTGTTCTGTTCGATGCCGACGTGCCGGCCGCCACCTTCCTGGAGCAGATCAACGCCTACATCCGCGACCAGGGCAACCATGGCCATGGTGATGACCTGGTGGTGATGGTGATGCCCGAAACCTTGCACGCACTGGAGGTCGAGCTGTGGCCCCGATCGACACTGACCACCGAGCAGCGCGAGAAGCTGCGCGAGGACGTGGCCATGTTCATTCGGGCGGCTTTCCGGGAGAGCACCCAGGGTGACTACCAGCCGACGCGGACATTCCCGCAGTCGCGGTTTTCGTTCAGCCGATTGGGGGAGGAACTGCACAACCAGTTCGCCGGCATCGAGTCGCTGCGCTTCTTGAACGACGACATCGTGTCGGAGTTGAGCATTCCGAGGATTCAGAGCTTGGAGGTGAAACGGCGTGCATGACGCAGGGAGAAAGGAAAGGCGGCGACCGACGAGCACCTGGGGAGGAGCGACGGTTCAGCCAGCCGCCACGGGGATCGACCCCTTCGAAATAGTGAAGTTCCCGAACGGGGTACACGAATGATCAAGTTGAAGCTGCCTTTCTGGCTGGATGGGATCCAGCTCGCAAAGCTGACAGCCGCGGCGCAGAGCTGGTGGGCAAAGGTAGAGGACTGGCTGCGCTGGCCTTTGCTGCAGATGGATCCGGAAACCTGCCACCTGGCCGTGCTCGATCTGCTGGCCTGGCAGCGGGATATCACCCGCTTCAAGGACGAGCCCGAATCGCTGTACCGGCTGCGCGTGAAGCACGCATTCATCAATGCGGTGGACGCAGGCAGCACGGCCGGCATGAAGCGGATCCTGCGCCGCCTGGGTGTGGGCTATGTCGAGATCGACGAGCGCATGCCCGATCGGGACTGGGACGTGGTGCTGCTGCAGCTTTCCGACTCGCAGCTGTCGCAAAACCCCGAGCTGCTGCGCGTGCTGATCCAGCAATACGGCCGCACGTGCCGCCGCTACGACTTCGTGACCATAACGCCGATGACCATGCACATGGGCCTGGCGGACTTTAACGACGACCAGCTGACCCTGGTCGCAAGCCTGTAGGAGAGCCCCGTGGGCGCAAGCATTACCCTGGACGGCGAAAGCCTGATCGCTCAGCGACTGGCCGCCAAGCAAACCGTCAACGTGGCGCGCTTCGTGTTGGCCAACGTGCCGAACCTCGACCCGAATGCTGCTGTGAGCCGTTCGGCCGGCAAGCCGCCGGCGGCGCAGATCGTCGGCACCTACGCGGTTACCCAGGCAGGCTACGTGAACCCCAACCAGGTGGTTTACAGCCTGATGATGGGCAGCGATATCGGCGACTTCGACTTCAACTGGATTGGCCTGGAGACGGATAACGACGTTCTGCTGGCCGTGGCCTACCTGCCGACTCAGCAGAAGCGCCGCAATATCCCGCCGCTCCAGCTGGGCAACAACGTCACCAGGAACTTTATGGTGGTGTTCGACGGTGCGCAGCAGCTCACCGGGGTAACGATCGACGCCAGCACCTGGCAGCACGACTTCACCGTTCGACTTGCCGGCATCGATCAGCGCGAGCGCCTGAGCAACCGCGACATGTTCGGCCGGGCCTGTTTCCTGGGCACCGCGCTCCAGCTTGAAAAAGTAGGCAGCGAGTACCGGCTGAAGCCCGGTATCGCCTACGTCGAGGGTATCCGCCTTCAGCTGAATGCCGCCCAGCCGGTAGCGGTACCCGCAGCGCCGACGACGGCCTGGCTGGACGTGCTTCTGCAGCGCGAGCTGAGCGACGTGGTGGGCACCTTCCGAGTGGTGTTCGGCGATGACCTGGTGGACTACTCCGACAGCCTTGGCGTCAGGCACTACCTGGTGCCGATCGCCAAGATCCAAAGCGCGGCCGTGATCACGGATCTCCGAGCCCCTGAGCCGATCGAGGGCGAGCTGATCAAGCACTTTGCTGCGCGAGTGGGTGACTACCCGCAACTGCGTGCCCGGGCTACGACGAAAGCGGATGTCGGGCTCGATCAGATCCCCAACGCCATCAGTAGCGCGATCGTCAGCGACAGCGGCGAAGTGCTGGCCACCACGCGCATGGTGCAGGCCATTCGACAGGCACTGGCCGAGACCATCAACCAGCGCCTGCCCTTGAGCGGCGGCGCAATGACCGGGCCGATCGAGAGCGCGTCGAACCTGGTGATCGGCGTCAATGGGCGCGGCTGGGTTTATCACGACGGCAACGGCTTCGGCCTGCTCAATGACAACGGCAACTGGGCTGTTCAGGTGCTGAGAAACGGCGGTGGCGTCGTCATTGGCGGCGTGCTGCATGGTAACGGCGGGGGCCTTACAGGGATCCCGCTCGCCGGCGTGAATGGTCTGCTGTCAGCGCTGGAGACCAAGGCTAACAAGGCCACCACGCTGGCAGGCTATGGCATCACTGACGACCTGCAGTGGCGCACCGAGCCGCTAACCGGAAAATTCACCGTTGAGTGCCTGGACATCACTCAGTCGGGCCAGGAAAGCGGCGTGATGATCAGGACGAAGATCCCGATCGACTCCACCGTCATGCCGCACCTGACCATCAAAGGCTGCATCAACGGGTATACCTCGCCCTTCGAAATGCACCTGAGCTGGTATTTCTACGAAGGGGCGTTTTATCTGCCCGCCGCGTTCATCAGCGGATATTTTTCGCCGCTCGGTGGCGGTGGCGTGCGCGTATTCCTGAGCCATGAGAACGGGCTGGTTAACATTCGGTTCGACTTCGGCGGCATCGTCTATATCCCGCGCCTCGCCGTCACGGCCTACAAAAGTGCCGGTTACGGTGGCAACTATGCCTGGTACACAGGCTGGAGCCATGTGACCTGGAAGCGAGAGGTCACCATCGCCGGAGAGGTCATGGCCAGCTCTCATACAACTCTCAGCACCGCCAATATCGGCACCGCGTTTAAAAGCTTCGTGCTTGCAGGCGGTAGCGCGCGCGGTATGCGTACCGTGCTTGAACTTGAAGCCCCTGGGACGCTAATCGAAACCTTTAGCCGGACACCCCCAGCCGGAACCTTGAAGGCCAATGGCGCGGCGATTTGGCGTGCTGGCTACCCAGAACTGGACGCGGCGATCTATGTGGGGGACGCCCTCAACGCCACCGCGGCCTGGGGCTACCGCTGCACCGATCCTGGGACTCCAACAGGCACGCGAAGCACGACCGGCGAATACCTCGTCCTACCCGATGCCCGCGGGGAGTTCCGCCGCGGCTACGACGACGGCGCTAATCGTGACTCTGGCCGAGAGTGGGCCAGCTGGCAGGATCAAAGCCTACAGGGCCATACCCATTCGGAGTTCGGCTCGGCCAGCTTTCTACGCGCCGGCGCCGGTGGCATCAGTGGGCCCGCTTCGGTAGGCCTCATGGCCGCCACCGGCGTTGCGCCGGTAACTGGCTCGGTCGGCGTCACACGCCCACGCAACATCAACCCGCTTGTCTGCATTCGCTACTGAGGTCGCCCCATGACTACCGCCCCCGTCGTTTATCACTACCATGGCCAGACCGGCGAATTGCTGGGTACCGGCTTCGCCGATCCTGATCCCATGAACCCGGACAAATGGCTGGTTCCGGGCCTGGCGACCTTGGCCGAGCCGCCCGCACCTGTCGAGGGCTGCGTGGCGTGCCGCATCGAGCACACCCGCTGGGAACTGCTCGAGGACAACCGCGGCACGATTTACAGCACCGACTCCGGTCAACCACGCGAGCATGCCGAGCTTGGGCCGCTGCCTGAAGGCTTTACCACTCAGCCGCGGCCAACCCTGCACCACACCTGGCAGGAGGGCGCCTGGGCATTTGACGAAGAGTCGGCCCGTACCGCGTTCATCAGCGCGGCCGTGCTCGAGCGCAACCGCCTGCAGGCTGAAGCCACCGCACGCATTGCACCGCTCCAGGATGCCGCCGACCTCGAGGACACCACCGAGGCCGAACGTGTAGAGCTGGACGCCTGGAAGCGCTATCGCATCGCCCTGAACCGCGTGTCGCTGCAAGACAGCTATCCGAAAGCGATTCAGTGGCCGAGCAGCCCGGCATGATCTGGAGCCCTGTCACGATGCGCTGGCCAGCCCAGGCGACCCAGTGGATGGGCGAGCTTGAGGCGGCGCAGTCGGTTGCCGGCGGCGAGCTGGCCACCACGGCCACCCGCCTGGCCGGGCTCGCCAACGTGGCCACCACCAACCCGGGGCCGGTTGGCCACGCCGCTCAGGGCGTGATCGCCACAGGCCGCGGCGCCCTGGCCAGCCAACTGGGCGAGTCGCCGGCATGCCTGGCGGTGACGCCGTTTCAGTCGGGCATTGGCCAAGGCCGCGGGCACCAGCGCTACCTGTCGGCGCCGAACCTGGTGCAGTTGTTGGCCGGGAAGCTGGCCGCGGCGCCGGCGCCGGCGCCGATCGCTGAGCTGTACGCACTGCCGATCCTGTTCCTGGCTACGCGCTACGATCGCTTTGCCGAAAGCCTGGCTCGCTTCAATGCGCTGATGCCGGTACCGGATCTGGTGCGCTCTGAACGTCGAGCGCGGCACCTGGCGCAGCTCGAGGTGGAAAAGTGGACGATGCCCAAGGCCGAGCCCCTGCCACGCTGGCAGTCGCTGCCCCTGGAGCGCTGCACCATCACCAAGGCGGCGCGCCAATCCATGGCCGGCCAGCTGGCCGTGCTGGAGAGTTACGCGGCCGACAGCTCGCCCATGGCTGACCTGGCGGCCCTGGCCGCTCGCAAGTCGGCGCAGCAGCAGGGCCGCAACCAGCAGTTGGCCGACCTGCAGGCGCTGCTCGAGGGCGGCACACCTGACGACACCATACGCGCTCGCCTGCTGGGCCCCGGCAACCCGGCGCAGCTACGCGCCGAGCTGCTGCAGCTCGATCCGCCCGGGCATGAGTGGGTGCTGTGCGCCGGCGTCGTCCTGGTGGGCTCCCGCCAGGGCCTGAGTTTCGTCCAGGAGCTTGTCGGCCTATGACGCTATTGCTAGATGGTCAAAAGGTGCAGGGCAAGTCGCTGAAGGTGACCGCCAACCTGCGCATCGAATCGGCCGATATGTCCGGCCAGACCAGCAACACCGCGGCGGCGCACAAAGGCTTCAAGCCCAAGACGCTAACCGTGGCGCTGATGATCACCTACCGCGAGCGGGGCCAGCTGACGGCGCTCATGCGCCTGGCCGAGGCCACCGGCGCCGGCGGGCAGCGCAAGACGTACCGCATCGTCAACGACACGGCCGAGGCCTTCGGCGTGCGTCAGGTCGAGTTCACCGAGGGCGTGAGCGCTCGCGAAGACGACACCCTGCACGCCTGGCGTGTGCAGTTCACCCTGGCCGAGAAGCTGTCCAACTCCGAGCGCGTGGAGACCCGCCGGCCGGGCAACCCGGTCAAGCAGCAATCCGCCCCGGGGCAAGCCGTGACCGGCGCCGCCGGCGAGGGCGAACAGCCGGTCGAGCTGACCGGCTTCGAACGCGTGCTGAAGCGCCTGGACGAGGCCCTGGAATGAAGCTGCACAAGGTGCTGACCGTCGCCGGCCAGCCGTACCCGCTGATCAAAGACGAGGTGCGGCTGGATCTGCGCAGCCCCGGCCGGGCGACTTTCACCATCACCGCCACAGAGGCGGTGCGCGGCCTGGTGACGCTCGATATCGGCTATGACCAGAACCCGCTGAAGCGCCATTTCATCGGCCACGTGGAGCGCTGCACGTCGTCGCACCCCCAGCAGCAGGTGCTGTTCTGCCGCGAGCTGACCAGCGTGCTGGCCCTGCCGCTGCCCATGAATTTGCGGCATGTGGATCTGCACCAGGTGCTCTCCGATATCGGCGGTCGCACCGGCCTGCAGTTCCGGGTACCGGATCAGGCATACGCCCGCGTCAAGGCGCCGTACTTCTACAGCCTCGCCAACGGGTATCAGGCCCTAGACAGCCTGGCCCGGGTTTTTGATATCCCGGACTTCATGTGGCAACAGCAGGGCGACGGCGAGGTGTACGTGGGCAGCTGGGCGCACAGCTACTGGGGCACCCGCAGCGCCCTGTCACTGCCGGCCGAGCTGTTCGACGGCTACCAGGGCAACCAAAGCGCGATGGTGGCGGCCCTGCCCGGGCTGCGACCAGGCGTATCGATCAACCAGGACGAACGCATCACCTCGGTGACGCTCGTCGACACGCAGATGGCCATCCGATGGAAGACGCAATTCGCCGCGCTGTAGAGCGCCAATTCCCTGAACTGACCGGCGGCTACCACCTGCCGCGGTTCGGTCGCGTGGTCGCTGTACCGGACGCGCCGGCGCAGCCCGGGCTGTGCGACGACTTCCGCCCACGCTTCGCCGTCGACGTGGAAGTGCTGCTGCCCAACGGCGAGCCGGATCCGGATCTGCCGATCCTGCAGAGCCTGCCGCTGCCGGTACCGAACGGCGGCCAGGAGGCCGGCATGTATGGCTTCCCCGAGGAAGGTACCGCGGTGGTGGTGTGCTTCGCCTATGGCCTGCCACACAAGCCCTTTATCCAGCAGATCCTCGCCCAGGGCCTGAGCCTGCCCCGGGTACCGAAAGGCGACCAGGTGTGGCAGCACAGCGAGGCCTGCCAGCAGCGCGTCGACGCGGACGGCAACTGGCTACGCCAGACCGATGGCCGGATCGAGGACAAGGCCATCGAGCGGAAAGTGGAGGCTATGGACAACGCCGAGCACTACGACAGCAGCTCGGTGCAGATCCTGGATCACAGCACCGAGTCGGTGGGCGGCATCAAGAAGGTGGAAGCCCTGGGCGCGCTGAAGCTGCTATCGGGCGGCTCTGCCAGCCTGGCTGCAGTGGACGACCTGCACCAGGCTACCGGCCGCGACCTGAACCTGGTGGTGGGCCAGAAGCTGAACAGCGCAGTGGGCGGCGACATGCTCGAGCGCATCCAGGGCATACGACGCAGCGTGGCGCCCAAGACCTGGCTAGGCTCTCAGTCGGTCAACGTGCTGCAGATCCTCTGCGACCTGCTCGACCTGGTGGAGCAGATGAACACCCAGCTGGCGGCGCATACGCACGTGCCGGGGCCAACTCCCAGCCCGGGCGATGCCGCCGGATTCAACACAAAGGCCGCAACGGCAACGTCCTTGGCTGGGAAGCTGAAACCTATCACCGCATAACGAAAAAGGGCGCCTATCGGCGCCCTTGTCGTTTTTGTTGCCGGCTTATGCCACCGACAATTCCCGCAGTGCCGCTGTGGCCAGAAAGCCAGAGCGGGAGGCATAGCGGTGGTCTTTCTTCACCATGTCATCAATCCGCTGCAGGAGATTTTCCGGCAGAGTGGCATTGAAACGAATAGCTTTCCCCAGATACGGGGTCACATCGAAATCGACTACAGCCCATACACCGCCGGCATAGTCGGGATTCCCCATATGCGCGTCTACTTCCTTCGCACGTGGGAGCGGATCACCATCAGCCACCAAGCCTTCAAAGTGAAGTGCCAGGGCTTCCTGTGCGTTTTCCAGAGCCTCCGAGACAGTGGCGCCTGCCGAGAAACAGCCCGGTACATCGGGCACAGTCACCCCATAGTCCGAATCAGCGTCTTTGTGCAGTACGACTGGAAATTTCATTTCTTGAACCTCTAACTTTTAGCTAAGGGGCTGACATTGCGCAGTCCCGATCACACATCTGGCCGAACACTTGAGAGGTGTGGCCGGCCTCACTTGAGGCCGGCTTGTTTCAGTATGTTGTGCAGTGTTCCTACCGCTATTTCTGACTTCGGGTGTGGAACAGTTACCCGACCTTGCTTCGTTGGATGCTTGAACTGGTGGTGACTACCTTTCACCGCCACTTCATACCATCCATCCGCAACAATCAGATCTATCACCTCTCTACTTCGCATCCGGCCCTCCTTTCTGCCTTTCGATGGTGTGTATGGTACACACCAATAGCCGTGCGGTCAATGCCTTGATACACACGATACACACTTCGGTTAGGATGGCGACAAATGGTGCTCGCACAGAAAAACAACGGCAGAAGACGCGGACGGCAACTGGCTACGCCAGACCGATGGCCGGATCGAGGACAAGGCCATCGAGCGGAAAGTGGAGGCTATGGACAACGCCGAGCACTACGAGCGCATCCAAGGCATACGCCGCAGCTTGGCGCCCAAGACCTGGTTGGGCTCGGAGTCGGTCAACGTGCTGCAGATCCTGTGCGACCTGGTGGAACAGATGAACACCCAACTGGCTGCGCATACGCACGTACCCGGGCCTACGCCGAGCCCGGCCGACGCAGCTGAATTCGGCAAAGCAGCTGAACCCACCAAGAAACTGTGGAGTAAGCTTAACTCAATTTGTTTGCAGCAATAATTACCCATCCAAATGTCAAAGGATATAACCAGAATGCGCAAGGAAGTCAGTCCTGAAAAAATTGAAGCTGAATTAAGTGCAGTCATTAAGCCTAGCTCCTTAATTGCAGGTCTCGATGGCTTTCCTTATGGAGACTTGGAAGATCGGGAATTTGAAATTCTCGTCTACACATTAATAAAAGATGAAATTTCCCTAGATAAAAGTTCAGGCGAAGTAAAGGTCTCCTTGATGCAGGGCACAGGTGAGCGGGGAAGAGACGTGATCCTGTCATCAGCTCTCGGGGGAATAGGTGTAGTGCAGTGCAAAAAGCTCTCCAAACGTTTGGGAAAGCCTGATGCTTGCAAAGAAATAATTAAATTTGCCCTGCACAGCATAATTGATGAATCTTTAGCTTCGGATTGCCAGCAGTTTGAATACCATATGTATGCATCTGGCGGTTTTACAGAGAATGCTCAGAAGTTTTTCGACTCCCACTGCTCTGTGATCGATACAGACCTTGAGAGCAAAGAATTTAACGAATACGTCGCAGCTGTAGTGAATTTCTATGAAGGCTTTAAGTTCTTCAGAGAGTCTCCGCCAGTTATCCAGGTCGCCGAAATAATAAAATCATTCAAGTTATTAAAGTTTGACGCTAACGATCTAAATGTAAGGCTGTCTGGTAATCACCGCGTTGCGTCATGCTTCTTCAAGGCGAAAGTCTACGTCGACTCTGAAAGCATCATTCCCGCAATTGAGGCTGCGTTGGATCGTAGAGGTTTAGCGTTGCTAACTGATGAGCATCTTAGAGAGCTTACACAAAGGATATCGAGGGTCTCGAGTGAGAAACGAGTGAGCTTAGGGCATTTAGACATATTTGGTTATCATAGAGATATTTATGCATATCTTACAAATAATGAATTTGATGACCTACTGAAGAAAGTTGAAGCGGTTCGTCAATTCTTTACCTTCAAAACTATGAGTGTAATATCGGATACAGTGATGAGCCTTATGTATGAGCGAATCACAATCCCCTTGCTTCATGATTTCAAAGTTCATCCCTTTACCGTTTCGGTGGTGGGTCAGTATTTAATAAAAACAGTTCTGCCGATCTTTATGAAAGGCGCGGTCTCGCCATCCGCTTTTGAAGGCCAGTTTGGGGCTGCCGAAGTTACCTTCAATGAGGTGGCCGCGGAAAGTATAAGTTCTGTCATGAAGTTTATTAAGGGCGACTACAGCAATTTTCCTGAGCCGGACCCAGATCGAGAAAAGCGGATATCGCACTTCCAAGTGCTTTCAGATGGAATTACATCTGAAGATTATGCGTTGGCGATTGTTACCCACGACATGAAAATACTTAGCCCAATTGTGGATCAGATAATCAGGGATGTCTGCAGACTGACTGATGAAAATCGTACCATCGTGATCAAGGACAGAATGTTGCTAGAAAATCCGCAGTCCCTCAGCAAGGTGTTTGAAGAGTTAGAGAGTTTAAAAATAGGGCAGGGCTCAAAAAAGTCGTTTGTGGATCAACTCCCGAAAAACGATGCTTGAAACAATATGACTATAAAAATCTAGAATTACTCGCGTGAGTGGCCGGTCGGCGTCGCTACATCGGCAGACGAGGCCAAATTCGCCAACGGGGTGGCCGTCAAGCTGCCTTACCCGACCGATGACACCAGGCAACTCATACAGGCCGCGAATCGCGCTCTGGAAGCGGCCTATCGCAGCGGTTTCTCGTACGCCAAAGCCGAGGTGCTGCTGCTCGATCTATGCGGCCGTAATGAGCACACCCTGGATCTGTTCGCGCAACAGCAGCCCGAAAGCTCGGATCGCGTCATACAGGTGCTGGACACCATCAACGCCAGATGGGGGAGCAGCACCATTCGACCAGGTGCGGTACCGACTGACCCAGAATGGAAGATGCGGCGCGAGTTCCTGAGCCCGACCTACACCACCAGGCTCGACGAGCTGTGGCAGATCCCGTGCCGCTGAGAAATCGACGCCAGGAAAAAAAATCGACTCGAAAACGGACTTATCCCCCTCCCGCCGGCGGGCTTTGCATCAGAAAATTGTGCAAATCACGGTGGTGATGAAAGAGGTGCTGCAGGCCAGCTGCGGCGCGGGGCTCGCGGGGATGGTAGGTTTTTCACGGTGTGAAAGGAATTGAAGCGCTGTGCAAGGTGACACGCTTCAGAGTGTCCACATAACGTCCACACCGCCAATCGTTATGCGTGCTCAATAACCGTTAATGTCCAAAAAAATCAGGGCCTTGGGTGGTTTTCCCATTGCCTCCTGGCTTTCATCCTGGACTTGTAATCAGTAGGTCCCGGGTTCGACTCCTGGTGCCGGCACCATTTGAGGTTCCACTGAAGTTAACCTACCTCTCTGGAACCCTTGAAAACCCGCCTTTTGGCGGGTTTTTTCGTTTTGGCGTTCCGTCGATTTTTTCACTGCCAGCCAGCGCTCAAAAGCATAAGGCCAGGGATACGACTCGGTTCGATATCGAGGACTATTCTGATGGCTCGCACCCCAGCGCCCCTCTCAGACAATGCCTGCCGCACTGCAAAACCCCGGGAGCCTGAGCAAAAGCGCTTTGACGGTGAAGACCTCTAGTCAACGTGCTCTGCAAGCCCCAGATTCCAAGTATCTCTGTCATCGCTCAATGAGCGCGCGCCAATGGTGCGTTTGAATGAGACCATCCCGGTAGCCCCGTCACGGCTATGCCGAGAGACCAAAGACCTCGGCAAGATCAACATCCAAGGCGGCACAAAAGGCTACCGTGCCGGTGCTTCAGCGCTGCGCTGGATTGCAGTGGATCACCGCGTTAGCGATGTGCTTGGATTTGCGGAGCGGGTTTCGCCAGCGGGTAGCCGAAACCTGATTGCGCCCGACAAAAGCTACATGAGTGTGCTGCAGCAAGTAGTACGCCCTGCGCGGGATGTCCTGCACACGCATGACCTCAAAGGCTTTCATGAACTGCGAGCGGCTTACGCCTGTGAACGCTACGAGCAGATCACCCAGCACCGCGCACCTATCAATGGCGGTCGCTGCTACGAATCAGATCAGAACCTTGACCGCGACGCCCGACAGCAAATCAGCTATGAGCTTGGGCACGATCGGATCGATGTGGTCGCTACCTATATCGGTGGCCAGCATGTGTAG